CCTTCATGCCGTCACCAACTTTCGCTTATAGCTCCGCTCAGCACGACGAGCGCCTTTTTCTGCAGCTCCGCGGCCTTCGCGTCGTCCGCCATGTCCGGGACCTTCTCCTTGAAGAGATCGTCCTGGCGCTTGGCGAATTCGGCGAAATGCCCGAGCTTCTCCTGCGCCTGCCGGTGCTGGGCCGCGAGCATGTGCTGGGTGACGTCAGCAATCTTCTTTTGCTGCAGGTCCCAGAGCAGGTAACGCGGCCAGTCCTCGCGCGCTAGGCGCTCGACGTCCGCCATCGTTTTGATGTCGGCGAACTCGCCCGCCTGTTGCTGCTGGAGGGTTTGGAGAAGCTGCGGCAACGCCGCTTCGTAAGTTTGCCTTGCCTGTTCCACCGCTTGCTCCTTGGCGTTAAGGCCTTTGAGCTTTTCAACGGCTTCGTTCTGACGGCGGAGAAAATCGCCCTCCCGCAACCGCTCGCGCTCGGCCAGACGTTCCTGCGTCGCGCGAGGGAGGCTCGCAAAGAGCTCCTTGTCTTCCTTCGTCCAAGACCTCGGCGGCTCGATGGAGGCAGGCCCTGTCCCCGCCTCCGAGCGGGGATCGGCCTGCCGATCGGTGTCCGTGGTCTGAGCGGGAGGCGCCTGCCCCCGACCTCGATCGGGGGTTTCCGCCGCGCTCTCGCCCGCTTGCGCGGTCGATTCGGGGGTTTCGGCCGGCGCCGCGGTGTCCGCGCGCTCGGTCGTTTGATCGTTTTTCGGCTGGCGCAGCTTGCGCAACACCGCCGCCGCGTCGTGGGTCGAAAGATACGCCGGAGTGTCCGCCGGCGCCGTCAGCTCGAGCGCGGTCGGGGCCGGCGCGTCGGCGCCGATAGGAGTAGCCGTTTCCATGATGTCCTCTTGTGCTGTTTTTCCGCTCGTCCCCGCGAAAGCGGGGACCCAGGGCTACGGACTGCGGCCCCTGGATTCCCGGCATAAGCGCGTTGACGCGCGTCTTCGACGCGCTATGCGCGGGAATGAGCGGAGTTGTGTCTACGCGGCGAGGCCTGCGAGCCGATCGAGCTCGGCCTGCGCCAGTTTGCCGTTGTTGGCGATGATGACGAGATGGTCCTTGACTAGGCCCAGCACCTGCACGGCGAGCCACAGCCGCTCGCGCGCGTCGGTGTCGCGCGCCGAGGTGTGGCGCCAGCCTTCGATGTAATCGGCTTCGATCTGGGCGAAGACCTCTTTGAGCGTCTCGCTGCCGAGCAGCTCCTTGGCGCGCGCGCCGCGCGCGATCGCCGCCTCGAGCTTGTCGTCGGTCATCGCGACAGCCCTCCGAGGATTCCGCTGCCGCGTCGGCGCATCGGTTTTTTGCGCAGCGCTAGCTTGCCGCCCTTGTCGGCCGCGACGAACTCGCGCCCGACCGAACGCGGGATGCCGAGGGTCGATCGCCCCGCGGCCGTGGCATACATCGCGCGGCGCTGCTTTTCAGAGACGGGCGGCATCTTGGTTTCCTACTGCACCGGCTGCGGAGCCGCCGCATGGGCGGCATCAGCAATCGTTTTGACGGCGGAGCGCGCCATCTCGTGCTGGTGGCGCTCGCGCGCGATCTGCAGGTCGAGCAGCTTGAGCTCCTTCTCGAGCGCGAACTTCTCGTGTTCGAAGGCGAGCTGCGCGTCGAGCTTCATCTTCTGGTGCGCGGCGTCCGCCGTGATCTTGGCCTGCTCGGTTTGTGCCTTCGCCGCGATCTCGGCGTGCTTGGGGTCCGCCGGCGGTTGGATCGGCGCCGACGCCGGGTCGTTGGGATCGGCCGGCGCGCCCGGCGGCGTGAAGAACGCGTCGGCGTTCTTGTGCCCGGCGAGTTTCACAAGCTCCTTTGCCGAGTGGAACAGGTTCTTGGCGCTGACCAGGCCGGCCGCGATCGCCTCCTTTTGCGCGCCGATGATCAGCTGCAGCTGTGCGAGCTGCTCGGCCTTCGAGCCGGTGCCGAGCCCGACATTGATGGTCATGTCGTTGCGCGCGCGCCAGTCCCTCGGATCAACGGTGACCCACTGGTTGCGCAGCCGCAGGGTCTGCGCCTGCGATCCGTTCTTGCGGATCGTCATGTGCAGGAGCGAGAACAGGTCGCGGATGCCGGTCTCGGCGAAGATGCGGGCAATCAGCTTCACCTTGGCCTGCGAGGCGTTGAACATCTGGTTGGCGATGGTGGCGACCTGGTTTTGCAGCGCGTTGGGGTCGACCCCCTGCCCTTGCCGCGACACGCCCGTGCGCCATTCCCGCGTTGCGTCCTGGTATTGCAGCAGCGGGAACACATGGTTGCCGATGTCGGGATGCTCGATGACGCTCAAGCCGCCCGGCATCTTGGTGCGCACGATCCCGCCCGGGCGCGACACCAGGAGATCGTCGAGCGTGGTCTCGGTGGCGTGGCTCTCCGGCACCTCGGTGCGGGGATTGTTGGCGAGATAGGCGTTGTCGAGCAGCGCGCGCAGCAACGCGGTCTTGATGCGCTGGATATCCATCACCAGGTCGGCGATCGAGCGGCCGAAAAAGCGGTGCGTGACGATGACCGGGGTCATGGCCGCGAACGGGATCACATCCTCACGCACCACGTCGGGCGCACCGTCGCGCAGGAGCAACTCGCCCTCCTCGCCGGCGGTGGTGCAGCGGTAGAGCGCCGCCTCGTCGTTGCCGTCGTAGTCCATGCGCACGTAGTGCTCGGTGATGCGAATGAGCCGGCTCGAGGTGTTGAGCCCGTCGTCGCCTTGGCGCAACGTCGATTCGTTGACGGTGTCGCGCGCCTGCTCCTCGATGGTGTGCGCGAGCGTGTACGAGGGGAGCTTCTTCACCTGCTCGCGGTCGTAGCCCTGGCCGATCAGCTGCGATTCGGTGCGGAACACGTCGTGGAAGCAATAGTCCGTGTCCTTGATGGAGCGCGCGCGCCGGCTGATGCCGAATTCCTCCGGCGTGACGCCTTCGGCCCGCGCGCATTCGCGCGTGCGACGGATCTCGATGGTGACGTCGTGCAGTTTGGGCCGCGGCGAGCCCTCGTCCTGAGGACGTCCTCCGCCCTCGTCCTGAGGAGGGCGCGAAGCGCCCGTCTCGAAGGACGGCGGCGAACTCATGCTTCGAGACGCCGCGCTCAGCGCGTCGTTAAGGGCGTTCACGCCCGTCTTCGACGGGCTATGGACGCGCGTGGACGCGCTTTTGCTGCGCGGCTCCTCAGCATGAGGGAGTGAGATCTCTCGCTCGGTGTGCTCCACAACCTCCACATCCGGCTGCGAAACGATCAGCGCAAACGCATCGTCGGGCTGATCGAGATAGGTCTCGCGCTCGACCTCCTGGCGGCATTCCCACCACACCTTGACCACGCCGACCTTCGAAAGGAGCGCATCCTTGATGAAGGAGTAAAGCACCAGGAAGCCCGGATTTTGCTGCATAAAGACGTGATTGACGTAGTCGGTCTCCTGCTCGGCGGCGGCCACGTCCTCGGGTCCGACCGGCGCGAACTGCACCACTTCGTCGCCGGAGGCGAAGATCTCCATCAGCGGCGGCATCAGCCCTTCGATCGTGTCGGCGACGTCGCTCGAAACCGCCTTCGAGCGCCCGTCCGGGGCCGGCATGTCCTTCGACATGTTGCCCATGTAGTAGTTGAGCGCGGACGCACGCTCGTCGGAGAGCTTGCTCGCCGCCATGGCCGAGAGCGCGTCGTAGCGCTCGGCCGCAAGCAGGGCCTTGAGATCGCCGGCAGTCATTTTGGGCATTTCACAACCATTGGCGCGGTCAGCGCCGATCCATGTCAGTGCTCGAGAGTCATCGGGAGGATCGCGCCTGCGCGGCGTGCGCAACGCAATCCTCCCGCGCCGACGCCGGCCGGAGGAAGCGCGGCATCGAAACGGTGGTCAACACGTAATTTTGGTGAATACGCTTTTTTGGAAGATTCTCGTTACGCGAGTCAAGCGGAAAATGCGCGACGGAAAAATTCTCATACCGTTGCGACAGTTAGCAGCAGCGAACTGGGCAAATCAGCACCGAGCGCCGCTCACCGATGCACGAAGTCGGGGATCCCCCCGCTGGAGTTCACCCACGAAGGAACACCCCGCGACGCGAGCGTGGCGGCAACAGCGTTGCGAAAGCACGAATGCGCGGACACCTTGCCCCATGCGCGAACCCGGCGACATCGGGACGGTGGTCAGTGCGTAGTTTTGGTGAATACGCTTTTCTGGAAGATTCTCGTTACGCGAGTCAAGCGAAAAATGCACGGGACGCGAAAATCGTCGTCCGTGCGTTCGAGTAGCGGCAGATTTACCGCGCTGCTTCGACCTTTTCATAGGTCTCGGTCGCGCAGCCGTCCTGTGACGTCGCGCGGTGACGATCAGCGAACTTACCGTGCTCGAT